GATGAGTGCTGCTACTAATACAAGTTTTTTCATAATTGTTTCCTTTGACTTTGATATAGTAATTATATCAAATAGACGAATATTTGTACAGGGCTTTATCATATAAAGATTAGGAAAAAATACGAAGAATAATACAATCCTCGTTAATTCTACCATTAACTGCAGATTCCTTAGTCTTCAAGTTTTTAAACTCGTTAGCTAGGTTTCGCTTAGTCATATCGGCATAACCCGTAACCATCTCAGGTTTACGCATAGTCTTAGAGCCTGATGTAGCTACTTCATAGTTGAGGATGGTCGTACCCTTAATGGATAGCTTACTATCTCCAACTGCACGATATACTTGCAGTTTCTTATATTTAGTATTATAAAGCCAAGTTTCGCTAGATCCTATGATATTCACAGGGGAAACAGACTTGAGATTAAGCTCTGCAAATTCCTTAAGGAATTTTACTTTAGCAGCAAGTACGGATGCAGGCTTTTCTTTACGAGCTCGTGGCTTACGTATAGCTTTAGCAGTCACTGCTTGCTGAGCACAGGCATCATTAATACTTTGATAAAGCTTAATTAATTTCTTGAGTTTTGTTTTCTTAAAGTTAGAATAACCTTCAACAAGCTGAGGATCTTTACCCTCTAATGCCTCACACAATTCTTCAAGACCTTTTTCGAATGCGATAGGAATATGCTTTGAAACAGCAGCACTTACGTCATTCGACTTAAGATATGCTGCAATATCGAATTCGATATCATTGAGTACGAACTCGTCAATAAACCCATCGATTTCAGCAATGTGAGCAGAGGCAGCTTCAACCACACGATCTTGAACTGATACAATAGGTTTATCTACTTTTTCTTTTTGTTTGCCAACAATAGTTGACGTAACTTTTGTGATACCTTTACGCATTTCTGCAATGCGGTCTTCAATAAACTGAAGATCATGATCCAAAAGTGGTTGATCGCGCTGTTTAAGGCGAATCATTGTACCCACTGAGCGAAACTCAAAGTCTGACAAAGAGTCAAATTCGGTACTTTTCTTGCCAACATATGACATGAACCACTTGCGTTTGTCCTTGTTGTCATAGGCTACGTTATAATAATTTAGTGCGCGTATAAGACTAGCTCTGTAGTCTAGGGGATTGATGATGGGTTCAGCACTACCCTTACCAGTGCCAAAAATTTCTTCCATCTTTGCAGCAGTTTCGCGGCGCTTTTGAGCTCGCTTTTCGCCTGCAGTAAGTTTTGATTCTGTTGGTTCTTTAACAATAGCCATATATTTCTCCAGTTTTATAGGATAATTATATCAAATAGACGAATATTTGTACAGGGCTATTTTGTAATACTCAAGTATTACCATCTACGATAGTAGTGTAAAGAGTCTCGAACTCTTCGTGATCAGCCTGCTCAACGTGGAAGTTTTGCTTATAGTACACCTTCGCCATCTTATTCAGAGTGCGCTTGGGAAGCTTAAACTCGTCGCTCATTTCTTTGATAGTTTCTTTAATAAGATCACGTTCTGCTGAGATGCGTGTCATTGAATCGGAGATTTCTCCGAGCATTTTCTTGATCTTTTGACGATCCGAAGGAGATGAAATTTGTGTCATGTTTTAAAGCTCACTTTGCTTTCAAAAATAAGTCTTACTAGGACAATTGCTGCCCATGTTTCAAGAGTGTATGGAATATTTAGAACAGGAAATAGTGTGTTCAAACCCCAGATAATTGCGAATGGGCCAAGTACTACAACAAGTATTGCTAGCAATATTGCACTGCCAATAATTGTATTAGAACGCATATTCAATCCTTACAACATTCTCGGGAATAAAAGAGCGCCATTCATTCTTGTCAAGATCAAATGCAGTGATAGACTTAGTATTTTCACTTTCACCTTTAGGATGAAATTCTTGAGGAATAAGTTTTGGATTACGAGTGCACCGCATTATTCGAAGAGTTCCATCCTTTTTAGTAAAATGGATGGTGGTGCTTTGATTTTGGTCGGACAATAGACCTTTGAGCCAAGATGCGAATTCTGGATCTTTCAGAAATTCTTTTTTGTTTTCTTCCGACATAATATTAGTCCAGTCAATTCCGGAATTAGATGTGATCACGAGTTACCTCATTAATATAGTTGACGAATGACCTGAGTTGTTCTGTTGTTAAGAATGACTCAGACTTAGATGAATGAAAGCCTTTCGGTTCATCTAACAAGATTTTTTCAATCACTAGATGAAACAGATTTTCGTTGATTTTGAGTATATCAACTCTCATTCTAAAAAAATCATTAAAGTCTATGATCATGGCAAATCCCTTACTACATTCACTTTAATAATTTGTTGATCTCCGGCGTATGCTTTTGCAGAGGATTCTTTAGGGAATACCTTAACAACGGTGTACGACATATCATTTTCAAATTCAGATAGGACCATATATCCTTTCTGAAGTCCTTTCGACAAAGTCATAGTGACCTCATCTGTAGTTGATACTTTAGCTCTTAGCAATGCGGGTACCTGCCTTTCTGTCATAGTAATAACTCCAATTAGTTAATGATATAATTTTATTACGAATACGAATATTTGTACACCGATGTATTCTAAAGTACTCTAAGCGTTATTCCTGTACTTGTATCATGCTTAAATATTTCCACATAATCTTTTACTGTTGCACTAGAAACAGTCTTTATCTTATGAGGTTCTCCAAGTGGTTGCGATTCAATCGGTTGTGACGTCTCAACAATAACTTCTTCAAGTTTAATTAGATCTTTTTTATTGTATGCAAGTGTTTGATTTACAGCAATAAACATCAATACGGCAAGTGGGTCAAACACAAATACTATAAGAAGAATCATAACCCTGACAGCTTTTTCTAATGTATTAGCGTCAGGGTTATCTTCATATATTAACGCTGCGATGTATTTGATCGGCCCGACTTCGGCTTCGACTTTACGGAGCTCGACTGCGATTGGGGCTTTCTCTTCGTTAAGGGTTGCGATGGCTTTTTGGGCGGTGGCGATCTCTTCGAGGAGACGGGTTCTTTCACGGGCTTGGCCTCTTCTAATTGAGGCTGAACGATCGGCTCCGGCTTCGGAGGTACTTCGATCGAGGGCCGCGTTAACTTGTGAATCCAGTTGAGAAATTGTCTTACGAGCTGCATTTATATTTTCCTTTTGAACATTGATTTTTTCTTCGATGATTGCTACTTTTGCAGCAACATCACCACTTGTTACACCTTGATCTAAATGTGCTTTAGATAAGAAACCAAATATACCCATGCTCGTTAGAAGCATAAGGATTGTGATCGCACTTACAAAATAAGTTTTAAGTAGTATTGTAGTGCGTTCCCAATTCTGATATAACCAGGACGTAACTACGATCTTTGATAGACCTAATACTGCGCCCATGATTGCAATTGAGTATGGTGCGCCTGAAAAAATAGCCATCAATCCCATGATGGCATAGTACTCTGCAATTGCTGAGAGTGATATTGCGCTTAAGAATAAGAGATAAATCATAGCTTTACGTGTGATCTGTGTATTTTACAATTGATGATACCATTATACCACTCGTCTATATTTTCAAGTACTTTTCTTGAAAATTGTTCACGAGCTTCAAGGTACGACATCGTTCCTTTATTATCGCACAAATAAAGAATTTCTCTTGTAAAACTTTGTTGCCCAAGCTCGGCAACGTCCTTCTTTAATTCTTCCGAAGAAGACCAATATGATTGCCAGTCAGATAGTACCTTTTCTTTCTTCTTTTTACCTTTTACGGTTTTAGTCTTTGAAAACCAGAAGAGTTTTTTACCTATGTACTTTCTGCCGCTATTCGTATTTGTAATCAGATAGACGAATCCTATATGTTTCTCTATCTGATCTTCAGTAAACTCTTTATTTTGATAAATCCACATTACCATTACCAGTGCTTGTAATGGTATATTTATAATCTAGTCCTGCGTTACCCGTACTAGTAATCTTATAGGTACTAGATGCACTAGCATTTTCGCATGTTACTACGAATGGCGATTGCCAATATCCTGGCCATGTTTCTTTTTTAACATCGTATTCTTTGATCTGATAATAATCAGGTCTCATATCATACCACGGAGTTGGTGTTTTATTCTGTTGATTCTGTGTATCAGAAACGCCAGTTTTAATTTCTTCGTGTGTTCCATCGTCATAGTAGATTGTTACCTTATTGATCTTCTTCGTCATCTTCGTACTCCTCTTCTTCAAATATATCACTTCCGCAGAAAGGACAATATGCTATATCAGATGTTCTAAACTCATCATCAGCTTTAAATGTAATTTTTCCGTGGGCTCCACAATTATCGCAATCGAAATGTTTTAATGCCATTATTTTACCTTTTCATACATTACAGTATTAGTGTCACCTAACGCCCACTTAGAGTCTGTCTCAACAGACCATCGTTTTGTTGCAACTCTAAAATCTGGTTGTTTTAATTCTTTTGGATTGCTACTTGGTTCTAATATGATTAAACGATTATTTGGCTGAGCAGCAAACTGCCCATTATCACACTGAATGAAATTATAAGACTTGTGATCCTCGACATCTTCAGAAAACCCCGTATCAAGAATGTTAAAGTCAGGATGAGCAGAATCAACTGTAAAAAGATAAACACCATACATCCAATCTCCATTTTTAAGTTTGAATTTACACCTCATTGATTGAAGTTGCGCTTTCTTTATAACAGTTATATCGTAAGAAAGACTATCCCAAAGTTGCAAGTAATCTAGAGGAAGAGGTTCTCCTTCGATAGGTTTCCAGCAATAGGCGTGTAATGGTAACTTATCATATAAAGCACCATAATTATTGAGATAAGATTCAATGCGAAATGCTTGACCTCTTAACGATTTAATACTTACCCACCAGCATGGTTCTAATTCATCATGACCTTTTTCAAAGTCGTAAAGAAACTCTCTACGAACATAACACTTAATGGGTGGTAGATTTGCTACTATATGCGCCATGTTTTTCCTGATGCCAATACGATTTGACAAATATGTTCTAATCTTTCTATATGCTCGAATGCTCTCCATGGAGATGAATCAATTGCTACAACTCCATGTCCTTTGATACCTACAATATCATAAGAAATGTTACCGTAGTCATCTAACTTTAAATTTTTATGACATTCATCCGCCAGTTCTTGACTAATTGGCGGAACATCAAGAACATTTGCTGCCACTCGAGTGTATCTGCTCAATTCTGGAAAGTCATTAACAATTGTACTAAGATCAATACCAGCATGCATAGCAGCAACACAATAAGTAGGATGGAAGTGCATAACAACACGAACATCGTTACTGTGTTGCCCCATTGTTCGCTGTAAACCAAAGTGTAGAGGAATCTCTCCACTGGGTTTTAGGTTGGCGCTAATATCTGTATAAAATTCTTCTTGCCACAATAGTCCATGAATGCTGATCTTTTTGAATTGATCGGGTTGCAAAGTTTGCTTTCTTACGCCAGATGGAGTAACATAGAAATGATCGCGATCATGATGACGAATAGAAGCATTTCCATCGCGACTAGTAATCCAATTTCGGCGATATGCCTCAACCATTGTTTCACATATAGTTTCTAACATTATGCAGCTTTTCCCCAAACATCGTTCCATGAACCTCCAAGAGCGCCTTTAGCATAATCAGTTACGCGGTTCTCAAAGAAGTTGCCATGAATCGGTGCATTAATCATTTCCTCTACCCAAGGTAAAGGATTCTTTTTAACTTTAAAGATACCCTTCATTCCAAGACTAATCAAACGACGATCAGCAATGTAGCGAATATAGTGTTTAACATCTTCAGGCGATAGATCTTGCATTGGCCCCATAGCAAATGCAAGATCGATAAACTTATCTTCAAGTTCTACCATCTTCTCAGCAATGGTATATATCTTACCTTTAAGTGAGTCATTCCAAATCTCTGGATTTTCTTTGATGTATTCTTTAAATAACTTAATCATAGACTCAGTGTGTTGAGTTTCGTCTACAATAGACCACGTGACGATCTGACCCATGCCTTTCATCTTGCCATGACGAGGAAAGTTCAATAACATGATGAATGAACTAAACAATTGCATACCTTCAGTGAATGCTGAGAATACTGCAATATGTGTTGCTGTAGACTCGATCGTTGTATTCTTAGAAGATACATCCATAATATAATCGTGCTTATCTCTCATTTCCTGATAAGATAAGAATTCATTGTAGGTAGTATCAGGCAAACCAAGAGTTTCAATCAAGTGAGAATACGCTGCAATGTGCAGAGCTTCACGAGCTGCGAATCCAAGTAGCATCATTCTTACTTCAGGTTGAGGAAAGTAAGGTAGATAATTGCGAACATAACCACCTGCTACATCGATATCACCTTGAGTAAAGAACCTAAAGATGTGCGTAAGAAACTTCTTTTCTTCATTAGTGAGTTTCTTTTTCCAATCTTTTACGTCTTCCGCCATTGGCACTTCGGTATGCAACCAATGACTTTGTTCATGCTTTAACCAAGCATCATACGCCCAAGGATAGTTAAATGGTTTGAACGTATTACGATCTGATAGAAGATTACTTTTTTCTTTAACCATTTATAAACTCTCTTAATTGTTCTTGTGTTAAAGACCCGGTAATTCTTTTAACTTCTGTTGACTCTTCTGTACGACCCGACATCATTACGAGTGTAGGAACAGTTCTTATATTAAACTGTTTCGCCATCTCCATGTTGTCATCTATGTCAATTTCGATAAACTCAGTATCAAGATCATCGGCATTCTTGACAACTTCCGAAAGAGCTTTACATGGCCCACACCATGATGCTTGAAATTTGAATACGATTTTCATTTACCAGTGCCTTATAGTATTGGCTATAATAAAGAAACATGTGATAACATGTATTATAACCCAAAATGTTTTTAGTGCTAAAGCTACGTGAGCTTCTTTAAGTGTAAGGATAGGAACATCTGGTCTATCCTTATCATCTTGTCCCATTAAATGACCAGTAGCTCTGGCCCATATCTTCCAGTACTTCATTATCCCTCACATGCAATACAATCGTTACCTTGAGCAATTGCAGCCATGTCAAGTTCTTTAATGATTTCTCTTTCTACTTTCTTTGCAACCTTATCAGCTTTTCCAATCTTTTCTGAACGGCAATAATATAATGTCTTGAGCTTTTTCTTCCATGCTAGAAAATGAACACTGTGAATATATTTAATATGCGAATCTGGTCGGAAGAACACATTCAGTGATTGTGCTTGATCTATATATTCTTGTCTATCAGCAGCATGTTCAATAACCCATCGTTGATCGATCTCCATAGAAGTCTTAAATACTTCCTTGGTATGCTCATCCATCCATGTTAAGTGTTGCACAGAACCATCATTGGCAATAATTGAAGACCAAATATCATTATAATCATTTGTTGATATCGTCTCACCATCACCTGCCAGATGCTTCTGAATAACTTTATCTAACCAGCGATTCTTATTTAGGTGAGAGCCTGATAGAGTGTCTTGGCGATAAGCGTTAGCCCGATAAGGTTCAATACTAGGAGAGGTATTGCCCATAAGAATGGAAGATGAAGCATTGGGAGCAATTGCCATAAGATGGCTGAAACGATTGCCAGTACCTTTAGCGTCAGGAGCCTCACCTCTTTCCATTGCAAGACTCTTATTCGCTTCATCCAGCTTTGTACGAACATTTCTAAAAATCCTATTGTTTAATGACTTTGCGACCACGGATTCCCAGGCGATGCCGTTCTTCTGAAGAAGAGCATGAAAACCGAGGGCACCAATACCAATAGAGCGTTCCATAGAAGCAGAGTATCTTGCACGTGATATGCTGTCAGGAGCATTATCAATGAAGTACTGAAGAACGTTATCGAGCATCTCAGCGACGTCTTTAAGAAAAAGTTTGTCATCTTTCCAATCATCGTAGTACTCCAAATTCAAAGACGATAAACAGCATACTGCTGTACGCTCTTCATTAGTGGGAAGGATAATCTCTGAGCAAAGATTGCTTTGATTAACTCTAAGTCCCTTATCCTTAAGCCATTGTGGAAGCTTGCGATTAGACTCATCGATGAAGTGAATGTATGGCTCACCTGTCATCATTCGCAATTCTAGGATTTGCTGCCATAAGTGTTTAGCCGATACGACTTCACGCACTTCATTGCTTGCTGGATCAATAAGTTCCCAATCGTCACTTGCATCAGGATCAATCATGCAGTGTTCTATAATTTCCATGAATTTATCTGGAATATTGATTCCATGATGTAAATTCAAAGTACGCATATTTTGATCGCCAGTGGGTTTCCTCATCTCAAGAAATGGGATAATATCAGGGTGAGAAATATCGAGGTATGCAGCATAACTGCCACGACGAGTCCTACCTTGTCGATAAGCGAGAGATGATGCATCATACATTTTAAGGTGAGGCATAACTCCAGTAGATTTATCATCCGCTGAGCGAATACCAAAGCCGATGCCGACACCACCTCCCAACATTGAGAGCCAATTCGTTTCAGATAGATTGTCAACTAGTCCCTCCGCAGTATCTTCGATAAAGTTAAGAAAACAAGAGATAGGAAGGCCGCGCTTAGAACGACCAAAAGATAGTATGGGAGTAGAATAACTAAGCCAATGATTACTGGAGTAATTATACAGACGCTGAGCATGATCTGGATTACTACCAAAAATACTCGAAACATATGCGAATCTTTCTTGAGGAGATTGTTCATCATCCTTCATGTAACTTTCTTTAAGTCTAATTTTACCGAGTTCATCAAATAGATTATCGCGTGTATAATCCACCTTGATGCCGTGTACGACGTCATCCATATTTTTCCTTCTTATTGAGTTACGTAATTATTGGCTAGGGGAAATACTTCCGCAATAACCTTAGCACATTCTAGTGCAACAAGTCTATGTTCTTTTTGTGTGCCATTACCTGAGCGTAGTTGGATAAAATGTACCCAGCTTCTAAGTGTTCCATTCATATATAGGCGACTGACTGTATTACCTTCCGGAAGAACTGCTCGAGCTTGTTCTTTGGCAATACCATTATCTATGGCCCACTGATATGCGCTTTTTGCTTCTTCAATAACACGCTTTTGCATATTCTCCCATTGGTATGCAATGAATCTATCTTTATCATTACTAAGATCAAAATCTACACTATTCTGTCGATTCTTATTATCTTGGTAACGAGGTTCTCTAAGAACGAAATTCAGATCTTTAGTAGGATCTGCATATCGTTGAGAGAATTCTTGAAATGAAAAACTACGATGACGTAACATTTGACGTGCTATGTCTCTCGTAGTTTGTATTTCAAGGCATGCTGACACCATTTCTAGGGGTGACCAGTGCTGGTGCTTAACCAAATAATTGATTAGCTTTTCTGATGTTTCTGTATTAAATTGATTGGAAGGATTTGATACTCGAGCACAAAAGGCAATGAGTTCTTGTACATCATAAAGACCTTCAGATATAAGCTCTTTAGAAGGTTTCGAAAAAGAAATTAATTTAACTTGCACCGAGATCTCCGTTTAATATATAGTCACCTGGTTGATTATATATTAAACGTGAGATTTAGTACAATTTTTATTTCAGTATTTTACTAAAAAGTTCTATGTGAGAGATAAGATAACCGAGTGCTATAGCACCACCAACAATCATATAACGCCAGCGTTCTAGAATATCAACTCTTTCTTTCATGTCATTAATAGATTTAGTCATTGACGCATGCTGCTCGCTGTCAGATTTAGCAAGATGATCAATCTTTTCATCAATCTTTTGCATAATCTCACGATTACCAGTAGTAATGCGCGAATGGATTTCTTTGACGTCACTCTTTAATTCAGCAACATCATCTTTAATTGCTTCGACTTGTGCTTCCAATTTTGCGATTCTTTCTGGCATATCCATAGCCTTGGTTTCCTGTAATGGAACTGCGGTGGTACTAGTTGAGACTATTCCCACCGGTCGCATTATTTTTTCTCTGGAACTTTTGTTCCTTCTAATTTTTTATGAACTTTCATTTCTTTACATTCTTGAGTAGGCTTTCCATCCTTACCCATAACTACTTTTCCATCTTTACCGATTTTATCGATACAGACTTTTTTAGTTTCAGCTGCTTGAACAGAAAGCGCAAGAGACATTAAAGCGAGTGCTAGTAATTTTTTCATTTTTGTTCCTTTTTATTTGCTTTAGGCGCAAATCGCTCTGCGACTGTAACGCCAAGACCGGTCATTGCTAGATATATCATGCTTTCAAACATAAATTCTTTAACTTCAAATTTCCAAAATAAATTTGCCATAAATGCTATAGCACATAAAATGAATGCAAGAAGGGTAACTACTCTCTTACTGCTAAGAGTATCGTCATCGCCGTCCTTCAGCATTGAATGTACTATAGACCACATATTATAACTCTGGCTGTGGTGCTGCTGGAGGTGCTAACTTACCACCATAACCGGCAATCGGCATTGCTACGCTTTGAGGAACGCCAGGTAAAGAGAAATCATATGCTGGTTCTTTTTTAGGTGGAGCAGGTGGAGCAGTCATTGCCTTTTTTGTCTCTGCAAAATTCTCATTAGCCTGCTTTTGAGCTTGTAACATTGCTTCTTTGTCTTCCTTAGAAGTACCAGCAAGCATAATACCTGATAGTGTGCCTGTTAAGAATGTAGCAATAGGTACAATCAACTCAAAAAACTTTTGATCAATTGGAGATATCGCATTAAGAGGTTGTGTTACAAATATAAGAGAATATAAAACAACGAATACGATTCCGGTAAGTGTAAGAGCGAGACATATACCAATAAAGAACTTTAGGCGAGCCATTAGTTGTTCTTCGCTATACATAAATGATTTATTTTCCACAGCTAACTCCTTTGGCTTGCTGAACAGGTGCTTGAGCATTTTCATCTATAGGTCCTAATCTTGGATCACGCTGCCCTTTGAATATATGTTGAGGACATGTGCGGGTTACATCACACGTTGGTAATTTACAAATTTCTTTATCCCAATTCTTAGGATCTTGACAAGGATAACGAAATCTATCACCAGCAAAAATTGCTAGGGCAATTGGCATTAAAAGTAAAACTAATAACCACTTACCTAGTTTAAGATCATTCATATCAATCTCCTAAAACATGAAGAGCATGCTCATAGTGTTTGATACGATCATCTAATCCAATAGTACCACCATTAATTCTTTTTGTTAGCGTTACCATATCACCTGCATCAGCCCATTGATTTAATTTATTCGTCTCCCAGAACCAACACGCAGATTGGGCAGCACCTTCAAATGTTTGAAGATATTCTGAAGCTTCTTCAACTGGAATTCCAAGCGAAGCTGCAAACCAAGTGTAGTTCTGCTTACCAGTAAGTTGAATCAATCCACGGCCGCAATAACGCCATCCGTCGCCCGATTCTTCTGGTCCATTTCCCATACGATTGCCATATACTTTATTAGCTATGGCTTGTTGTTTATCTGGACGATTTGCATATGCATTTGCTGTAGCATCATCGGGAAAATATTTTGGAAATATTTTACGTAGAGTCGCTGCTTTATAGTTTAGATTTTCTTTTAGCGCTGTAAATCCAGCAGACTCGTGAGAACATTGCGCGATAAAAGCTGCAATGCGTTTTGCAGTATTAATCTCATAGTCTGGAAGTAATTGTGATAAAGCCTTATGCCAATGATCAATATAAGGATTCTTTGGTAATAGTTGTTTAAGTTGATCTTTAGTTAGTTCCATTATTTTACACTTTCATAAATTCGTTTTTGTACGTTATACCATTCTACTATCGCATCATGCTTTATTGCACATTCATAATAGGTAGTATAGTTTTTAGAAACAATTCTACTTATATCACTTAATTTTGCACTTTCTGACATTTGCTCTAATTGTGGGCATTTCACCATTAGAGTTTCAGGCATAACTGGAAACTTAGCTTTAACTGGAACAGAAACTGCACAGCCGCTAAGAATAAACGCTGCAATTAAAATTATATATTTCATTTCTTACTCTCTGTACCACTTTGAGAAGATTGCGCAGCAATGTTTAGAGATTTTATAAACTCTTTAGGTATTTCACATTCGCCACCAGCTGCAAACCTAGTATCAAACTTAACAACCTCACGATCAACGTATCGTATTACTTCTTCACCCTTTTCTCTTATTATTCTTTGTTGAGTAACAACTTTCTCAACAATCTTAACTGTTTCTTTTGCGCCTTCTGCTTCTGCTGCTGCAAGTTTTACCTCTAACTCTTTTACTCTAGCTTGCCACGCCTCTTCATTCGAAATTGCACCTGACATATAAACACCAAATGCTATTAACACAATAGACACCAATTGTATTGGTGTCTTATACATATAAATTGCAGGAATGGGAATCAGTCGTAAAAAATATGTAACAGTTAGTCCCAGTACTCCTACAAGAAGTATACCATAAAAGATCCAGTTAGGAAGAAAGCTAAGAATCCACATTATTTTTTAACGATGTAGCTTACGTTTTTCTGTCCGCTGGTAGGATGAATAAAAGTTTTCTTAAATACTTTTCCGCCATGTTCTTTAGCGTGCGAAAATGCATCTTCTTTTTTACCAAATTCATTGGCTGGAGCTTTAATCATAGGCGAAGCTTCTTCTTTTTTAACCGTTTTATCTTTTGAACCAGCAAGTTTACGACCAACTGCGCTTGCTAATGCTCGTCCAGCTACAGAACCAAGTGCAATAAGAGCTGGATTTTCTAGAATAAATTCTTTAAATGTTTTCATTGCCCCACCTGTAAGTTCTTTTTTCTACGAACCATATAATCAGGAACTCCCATAATTCCAGATATAGGTTTACCTTTTTTATTTAGTCTTATTGCAGCTTGGTCTGTTGAAGTTGCAGTACCAGTAGTATTTGCTACACCATCCTCGTATACTCTCATAAATTTTTCTATGAGAATCTCTTCTTCAACTAAAGTGATATTGTTGTTTTCTAGAATATTAATCGTTTCCTGTAATTCACCTTGAGTTATCTTTTTTCCATTAATATATGACTCTTTAATAAGCCAATATGCTGCGACTAAACTTTTAAGTCTATTATCGCCACCAGGAAGTTTAGCAAGAATACGCTTTAAAGAAAACACTAATTTATCAAGTTGTGTATAAGAATCTTTTTCATCTTCGGTTTTAAGATCGCGCGTCTTCTTAAGAGGCTTACCATCCTTATCGATGATGCCATACTTGTATGCTTCTGTTTTCTCGAAAGGAGTAACGAGCATATATAAAATCTTAAAAGCTATAAGATTGTTAACAATTCTACCAGCCATTAAAGTTTCCTTAAAGCAATTACTACATTTTTGTCTAGTGTTATGTCAGACAACTTAATTCCATAATCTTCTATTTCATCAGGCATTCTATTAAGATACACTAAGAAAGTAATTAATATCGGCCAATCCTCTTCATCTATCTTCGTGAATAACATTTTAGTGAGAGCATCACCGAATAAATTATAAAGAACAATAATATGATTAAGAATTAGTCTTTCTCTGAGTTCTTGACTGCTCTTATATCTTGAAAATAACTTCTTAAGATATAAGAATCTCTTTAGATCTTCTTCAAATTCTTGTATACTATGACACTGCGGATTATCATAGTGATGCATAGCATACAAGAGAAAACTATCATCATTCAATTTCATAATAAGTAGGGACCGAAGTCCCTATAATTAGGTACCGAATGTCAACGTTGCTGCGTCGGAATTAACCTTAACTGCACCAGTTGTAGAAGATACTACTACACGATATTGTGAACCGCTATCAGCAAGAACTTGTCCTGTTAGAACAATCGTTGCATTGGTTGCACCAGAAACGTTAGCCCAACGTGCTGTAGAAGAAACACGCTTTTGCCATTGATAAGTCGCTGAACCCGTAGAAGCTGTTGCGGTAACACCGAAAGTTGCTCCACCAGTAACAGTTGTCTGGTTAGCTGGTTGTACGCTAATAGTGATAGATACTTCGGTATCAGCAACGATAGTATCATCGGCTGCATCACCCGATGTTGCGTTAGCAACTGACATTGCAACTAGCAACTCAGATTTATAACGTGATTCACCATTAGAACCCTTATATTCATCGACTAACCACCAACCTGCGCCAAGGATACCCTTGCCTTTGTTAGTTGCTAGTGCAGCTTCTTCTGCAGAAACGAATACTGCTTTTGCTGCATCGGCAGTGCTCAAATATTTTGGCTTGCTTTCAGTAGCGTCTGTTTTTCCCCATAGTGGCATGGTTTTTCTCCTTTGTTTATTTTGTTAAGCGATCAACTGCTTTGTTGATGTTTGCTGAGCGTTTAAAAGATTTTGCTTTCCATTTATCTGCAAGATCAGTTGCTGCAGACTTTGAAGAAGGCTTTCTAGCTTTATCAGCCATATTTTCAAAGTCTGCTCCAATTTTACGTGTAACTACTGCGTCTCTACTAGCTTTCTTAACGTAAGAACCTAGAGTTGCCTTGCTTATTTCGTCTAGTTGTTCGAACTCTTCCATAAAAGAATCAAATCCTTCTTCCATTAGAGAGTCAAAAGTTTCTTCGTCTAATGCAATTAGGAACTCTACAGCTTCGGCAAACTTATCCTTCTTTGGACGTCCTCTTCCACGCTTTGGTTCATCCTTTGCTTTCTCAGCTGTATCATTATCGGCAAATCTACGTGTTGCAATAACACCAGTGGAAGTTTTCTTGATGTCATGACGAGCGCCAGCACCAGTTACACGATCAGTATCAAATTTCTTTTTGTATTCTGGTGTTCCTGGCCAAAGAGTTTCATCCATCTGTTCGGCTTCTTCTTTACGAAGAAGTTTGAAGTCGTGCTTGTCGAGCTTACCATTCTTATTCTTGTCAAGCTTGTGCTGGTTACCTTTAAGTTCTTCTTTCATTTCGCCTTCTTTCTTTTTATCTCTTTCGGCTTTGCGCTGAGCAAGATATGCTAGAAATTTATCGTCAGTTTTAGCAGCAACTTCTTCATTACGTTGCTTAGCATAGTAAGCTGCGAGAGCCATTTCTTTACGCTTCTCTTTAGACTTACCCTCAAACTTTGGATTATCAGACTTAACGAAGTCGCTAATCCAATCTCCTGCTTTAGCATCTTTACCTAGAACTTCTTGTAACTCAGAAACAATCTCGTCAAGTTGTTCTTCTGTAAGAGGAAGAGTGTGTTGTTCGATGAATGTTTTATAAGTTTTCTTTTCTTCCTTCATTTCTTCCTCTCCCTTGTTGAAGATGATTTTGTGTGCTCTGTGCTTGCGTCCTTGTTTGTCTACTTTATAGTCAGCGGTATCTTGTTCCGCCTCTTCATTGAAGTGGCTATGAGCTACTGTAGTTTTCTTATTAGAACCCTTACCGGATAAGTGAACTTTATCGCCTTCACGATGAGCAGTTACTGTACGATTAGTTTCATCTTTAAAAGAAGTATGTTCACCATCTTTTAATTTCTTAATAGCAGCTTGATGTTCTGGGTGTAATGGATAAGAGTTTTCAGATCCATGATGAACAGTAATCATTTTACCCCAGCTATACTTATCTTTCTTGACAGTTACTGCTTCATCTAGTTCAATCTCTTCATTTGCCTTACGAAGAGCTTTCTGTACTGCGGGATGATCAGATAAACCGGGCTTTAGTTTATCCATAGCTTTAGTAGCACCTGTCATATTTCCACCAGCATAACGCTTGTCGTTGGCGATACCGATGCCCTGTTTGACATCCTTTTGAGTCATACGTTTTTCTAATATTTTTTTTATAACAGACATTTAATTTCCCTTCAAGGATGAAGTTAACATCCACGCGTGTTTCTTATGAGTATCGATTCTTTGAGCAATAAAATCTGCTAAACCTTGCTCATTAGAATCTGTTGCAAGTACAAATGTTTTGTTTAGACAATCAATAACTTCATTGTTGTCAGCTACTAAACTATTTAGCATTTGTTTTACGTTATCTCCAACAATTAACGAGTTTTCGGTTAATGTTGAACTTGTATATAATTCTGTTAAACTTGGTGGAGCGTACTCTCCAAGCTTTCTAAGATTCTCTGCGAGTGGATCTACAGCGCCATATAGGTCCTCGTATAGATCAGCAAAGAAATCATGATACTGGCTGAAGTGAATTCCTTCAACGTTCCAGTGAAATGCCTGAGCCTTGAAGTACATGACAAATGTATTTGCAAGACAATTCTTTAGTGATAATCTTAATTCATCCATTTTAATTCCAATTATTTAGTGTATGTTTTGTGTGTTAAACGATCATTCTCTACTTTGCGTACTCTTGGTACTAGCTTCATAGCAATTCTATTAAGTACAACTTTTCTTTTTTGAATTGTACGTTCAATTCTTTCCTTTTCCGCTACTGATAATTTGCTTAGAGGCTTTCTTGCTAATCTCTGTTTCATTAGATTAACTGCAAGTCTACGTGCTCTATTATTAATTACCTTATTACTAGAGCGCATCTTTAATGCAATCTTTTGTCTACGCTCGCGCTTAGCTTGCGTCTTTGCAAATCTCATCTTCGCTTTAATTCTTTCACTACGCGAAAGAACTTCCATAATGACTTCTTCTTTAATATCGATGATATGCTCGCCGGTTTCATCATCGATAATTGCTAGTTCTTCGTCGTCATATGCTTCGAGATAATCGTCATCAGTCATACCACCAATCATATCATCGATATCTTTATCTAAGAATCCCGATTCTCCAACACCATCGTCACCATCTATATCCATATCATCTTCTGTACCAAGAGAAGCTTCGCCAAGTTTATGTTTAATTTTCATTCTACGATGGCTATCGGTTCTTCCTCCAAGTGATGAACCAACTTTCTTATGTTCTGGATCTTGAGAATGTTCTGCTTCTTGATCAGACTCATTGTCTTTTACGATATTCTTAACAGAAACTTGTTCTGCTACTTTACCAGCAACAATCTTATGATCATACTTAATGCCTGCATCGGCCGCCATCTTTAGCATATTGCTAATAATAGACCATGCTTCGGGAGTAAGACGTTTATTTTTTACTGCACGTAATCCCTGATTAACCATGTTCTCTGGTCCACTCTTCTCATCTACATCCATTACTCCTAGAGAAGATGCAACTATTCGAGCAACCTTAATCTTATCTGCTGGTGAGAATTTCATTTCTTGTAATCCTTGTTGTACTTCTTCGCCGAAGGCTTCATCTTTGCCTGAATTTTCATAATCTATTAAAACGCCTTCTAACTCGTGTTGATGCATGTGCCAATAGTCTTCGTGATGCATAAATTCACCAACCTTGTTTAGGCTTTCACGAGCTTTTTCATGAGCTGCAATCCATACATCCTTTTCGGCATTAGTAAATTTTTCACCAGTTAAATGCTTATCGTTTAATCCCATGTAAATATCAGTTGCTTTAAGTGCATTCAATACTGCAATGGGATCATGTTTGTGCGTGGTTGCGCGTTCAATAGTATCTTGGAATGCTTTGGCCGCATCAGCAGAATGATGAAAGTTCTTAGTAGTGTAACCCTTATAGGAGATCTCTGTTGGCGTAGGACCAGGTCTAATATCTTCTTCAATATCTATCGGTTGAGCATCACTCAACCATTTCTTACTGAGATCACCTAACTTATCAACTACTGTAAGATAATTAGATCCTCGATCAACTATCTCAAATACGTTCTTTCCATCAGATACTTTATCTCCAATGTTAAAGATTTTGCCAGCAAAATATAGTTCACGTAATTCATTCGTTTCAAACTTAACTTGTTCTTTAACTGGCTCAACACCCATGCCTTCACGAATATCATTCATAAGACGTTTGCCATCTAACTCGGTCATGGTATGTGGTAGACCTTTCTTAAAGAGATTATAATCTCCTTTCTTAGCGGCCTCTCTCATCTTAGTACCAGACATGCCTGATGCACTATCCGAATCTGGATCACGTTCACCTGCAGATACAACTTCTATCGTATCAAAGGTAAAGTTTTTTCCGTTATACTTGTTTAGTAACTGAGTGTATTCTGCAATTCTATCTGACCCTGCAACCATAACAAGGTTTTTATACTTCTTAGATAGCATTGCCGCTGCTTCCATGAATGTACGTACTTGTTCGTTTGCTGCAACGAAATTAGTCTTAGGAAACATTCTCTTAAGGTAATATACCTTACGATCTACTGGAAGAGGATTTGATTTTTTATCGTGAGTACGTGAAGCGAATATGACGTGATCTGCCTTCTGTGCGATGGCGATCTTTTTAACTGCATTGACTAGTAATTCATGCCCTGTAGTGGGAGGTTGAAATCTGCCAAATGCAAATACTACTTTTTTAGAGGGCAACTCCTTAATGAGTTGTCTATATTTTTTCATATGCTCCATCAATTATTGAATTGTACTACTTATTTATTCTTTTTATGTTCTTGGTCTTCGTAATCCGGTAACATTTTTGGAGTTACCGGCAATTCACCAGGTGTCATCTTTTTACGATGTAGGGTAAGCTTATCCGTTCCTTCGTAACCAATGTTATTTTCTTCTTGAATAAAATCTTTAAACGATAACATTAGCAGTTCCACTTTCTAAGTGCCTTATTAATTCGTGAATCTGGATCACGCGCAGTCTTAGCGGAAGTTAAACGCTTCTTCATACCACCCATACGAGCACAGAAAGACTTACGGCGATTAGCGGCTTTACTTCCAGGTTTAAGCTTTGAAGGTTTAGTAGTTACTGCAGTTTGCAGATTACCACCAGTCTTCCTATTATAAGCATCAACGCCTTTTTGCGTTAGACCACCTTCAGAAGATTTATGTCCTTTAGCATCAATGGCATATTCGAGAAGTTCAGCATCATCTATTGATTCAAGAGTTTCCCATATAGTTTCTGAATTAATTCCATTTTCTTCGGCTAGTTGTTCTATGACTTCTTCAATAAGATCAAATTGCTCATCAGCAGATAATTCTTCATTTGCTTTTTCTTTATTACGACGATTTTGATAATCACTAGTTTGAGCAGGAGCTTTCTTACGAACAGGTTTCTTGCCACTAATAATATCCTCTTCTCGCTTACGACGAGCAAAATAATCATTAGAAACTTCGTCTAGTTCAGTTTCTTCATTAGCAGCTTTAAAGTCTGCATCTGTAGGTGCACCTTTGCTACCAGGTTTGCGCATGCGTTCACCGGAACCAGATTTAATTCTTTTACGCTTGGCATGAATGTTATCCCACAATCCACGCTTGCCTTCTTTAATATATTCTGAAAAGTTTAGCATTTTATTTTCCTTGGTATTAGTAAATTTCTCGCCATTGCATTCCAACACCAACGTTGGTGTTCTGTGCTCCAAGATTTGTTGCTACAACAACATAAATCTCCGAATCTGTAGAATCGTAATTTTGAACTATATAGTTCTTCTTGGCAGAAGATGGTAAGTTAGATCCTGGCGATCCACCAGCCTTTTGGCTACCTTGCGTAGAAGCACCAACCCAACCATTGTCGATTTCGTCACCACCAGTGAACTCCGTGGCGTCTACATTATATTGAACACCACTATCGGCGTCAACATCAGTCCATGTTGTTTCTGTTAGTTGACTTGTATTTGATAATTTAATTAGACGCCACTTAATGTTCTCGCCATCACTGAACATGTTAAGGTTGCCCATACGAACAATCATTCTATTCTTGTAACTTCTAAATGTATTCTTTAGACGAATAGCCATGATTGGTGATGTTGAACCAGAAGTAAGAAGTCTTGGTGTATTTGAAACTGCCCAATCTTGACCTGCTTCAACATAACCACCCTCCGATAATACTGTTGAACAGATCTGATCGAAATAAGCGCCTGCTGTAGTGCCAGTGTTTACTAACTCACAACGAACTGGTAAGTTTGGATTACTCATATAGACAGTAGCAAGATTATTACTATTGTTAAACTCATGCGCAAATACATACTCGCCATCGTGAACAAAACCGCAGCGAACTCGACCAACACCTAACCATTGAAAGTCAATCCAAGCTAACTGTGTTTTCGTTATATCAATATTAAATGCGCTAGGTCCTGTACCGTCGCACTGATCTTTATTCCACTGACTTTGTGTAAATCGTCTTTCTACTGGAGCACCTGTTACAAAACTTCTAATCACCCAAGATAGTGTTCCATCTCCTGCTTGCTCTAAGAATATACCATCATTATCATCGAAGTAACCAGTACGTTTGATTGTGTTGGCAGTGGCTGTATAAAAATTAAAACTAGAAAGAATTACTTGACTCTTTCCGGGCATGTAGTGATGATAGAATTTTGTTTGATGAACAATTCTACTTGATGAGTTAGATGTAGTCGACAATCTAGCACATGTTTTATTTTCTTGGAAAGCGACTGCGCCACCACTAACAGAATAGTCAATAAAGTTTGGATCTAAACCGTATAGGTGTTTATAATCGCCAAGTGTATATGGCATACTAACGCGCCCACGACCAAACGCATCAATGTTTTGTTCTTCTTGAAACAAATACGTCATACTATTCTCCATCCATCTCTATAAATCATTTGAATTCCACCATTATCTATCCTTAGAATAAATCCGCCCGGATCATTATCAACGTTTCCTTGAACGATAATAGGAAACTTAGAACAACGTCCGGACTCATCTTTAATAATAACATATCTACCATTCTTTACGTTTACTGGTAGTGTTATTGTTACTGTTCCAGCGTAGTTAACACCAATGTAGTAATCTTTTCTACTAACCATGTACGTTGGAGTTATCACCAATTTAGTTTGGTGATCGAGATTGATAACGTCTCCAGCTCCACCACCGGGACCAGCCGCGGATATTTTAGCAACCCATTGTTCAAGAAACTTAAGCTTATCTGTGACAGCTTTCATTTCATTTGATATTTCCGGAGCTATTGGCTGTTGGAAACTATGAGAATCTTTTGGAAGAGCTGACAAGTATTTTGTAACATCATCTTGTCTTTGCTCAGGAGTCTTGGGTTCTACTATCTCTTCTATAAACTCTACAGCTTCAGTTAATTTCTCAGGCTGTGGTGTACTCTGCAAATCGCTGAGCATCGCTGTAACATCTTTAGCTACATTCTCTTTAACTTTTTTAATAAGTTTTTCTTGAGGATCAGTAGCTTTAACTTGGCTTAATTGAATTAACAAAGAATCGAGATCAGCTCTAGCATTTTCTTTAACTTGCTTTAGCGCTTGATGTTTTGGATCTTTAGCTTTTGCTTCTGCTACAAGTTTCAGAAAGTCGTTTAACTCGCTGTTCATCTCTGCCAACCTTTAATGATGTCAGCCGAGAAGTTTGCTTTGCTGAATTCCATACGATCTACTATCTTAACTGCTCCACCAGTGAGGTGATCAATAGCAACAAAACCTTCTACGCCAGTTGTCTTAAATCCATTTGCTGTTCTAAGAAAAGTACTAATGTGTCCGGCTTGATTCATTTTATTTATGATCATTGCTTTAGCCTCAACCAACACGTTAACTAAATCAAATATTGCTACAATCTGATTCTGATCATGATGAGCAAAGAAGTTTAGAATTTTTTTTCTCTTATCTTCTTGTGCTTTCTTTCCGGCTACAGTTGATCGCTTTTCAATTTCTTTCTCGTATTTGTCATGGATATGGTGGAATAACTCACGCACATGGGCTTTAGTATCAATAATTTGTTCTGACTTTTTAATCTTAGAATTGTTGAACGTTTTAACTGCAAGTAGTAAGTCTTCATCGTTGCTTATCCCATTTAAAGTTGGTGCGCTGATGGAGCCAAATAACTTACCAGCGCGTGACAGAACGTCTGTCACCTTCTTTGTTTCTTCAGCTGTGAAGGTAGCAGTACCGGAATAATCATGATAATTTGCATCGTCCATCCATATAGTTGGAACTGTAGCAAATTTGTCTACGATCGTCTTCCCAAAGCTAGCGGTCATAGACTCAAATGAATTACCTGTATATGTAGTATGCCAAACAACACCTATCTTAGCAGAGCGTACTTTCTTGCCAAGCTCTGAATCAAATGGAACTGCATATACAATTGTGTTAGGATGGAAAGTGATATACTTCTCACCATCGATGATCTCGGTCTTCTTATCATTAGTAAACATCAAGTCGCCTTGATATACGCCTGACTTTATACCGAGCTTTGAGAATTCTTTTAGTGCTGTCTTAAACTTCTCGGCTAAATCGCCAGAAGTATCAGCATCAATTTCTTTGTTTGTTTTATAAATCTTAGGTTCTTTATTGAATACGCCTTTTTTAGCGATAAAGAACTTTCCATCTCGTGGATCTATACCAGCAAAAATTGCAGGAGCTCCGTCCCACTTCACCGTTGCAGTAATTTTGCTTTTGCTGTGACCGGCTAGCATGTCTCGAAGAGACTGTAAGAATGCGATCGCTTTGCGCGTACCGGTTACACCTTCGTTGAAGACGAGATCTTCAACGTGTTCCATGTGAGTATTTTTTTCTTCTTTTATGAACTGTTTAAGATTTAGCATTTATTTTATTATACCACATATTTGATTATTTGTACAGGGCTTTTTACCAAGGATCACCAGATAATTTTACTGATGAAGCCATTTTTTCTGATTCAAACTTAAAACGAATCTTCATTATTTTCTTTTCACCAGCTTTTACGCCAATAGATTCATTACCAACTATCTCTAATTTTATCTCGTATTTACTTAAGGCTCTAAGCTTTTCATTATCTGTAGGATCCATAACAACTGCTTTATATGGAGGTTTACTTCCCTGACCAGTAACTTTTACGTAAGGAGGAATTAATATTTCTGCGTCCATCCAATCAGATAATAGATACTTCATTAAGTCTTTCTGATTAAATTTCTTTAGTCTTGTATATAATTCATCACGCATTGCAGCTAGAATCTTAACGCCAATTTCTTCTGTATGCTTTTTAATACCAGGATTATTTCTAATATAATTTTTACGATCCTGAGCACTTGGAGGTAACTTAAATTTTATAATAGTTTGTTTTAATTGATTATCATATTCATCTGCTAATTTAATTCCTAAATTACGATCTACTGTACCTAATCCTGGATTCTTAAATCCAATGTCTCCACTACCCTTTGTAGCTTTAGCAGATAATCCTAAGAAACCTTTATTAGGTCCACTACTAAATTGAATTAATATATCAGTTGGGTTTTTCTTTTGATCTACTGGAGCTCCAAACGCAGCCGACATAGAACCCGGTCTAGCGGTCCACCATACGCCTTTAACTGAATTAGAATACCCGTTCTGTTTAGCCCATATTAAAAATTCTTTAGCCATAGCTTCAGCTTTACCGATAGCATCACTCACTTCATCTGGCTTAGCTTCTTTACAACGGTTATTATACTGAGTTTGCGCGTCCTTATCGTACCACTTGTTTCCGTTAAGGACGAATCCTGTATAAATTTCATTAATATCAGATAATATAGTATTAGCCGTCATGACTTCTCCATGTATAATATTATACTATATTTATAAAACTAAAATCGCCCCGAAGGGCGATTTGTTAGAAGAAGGACTCAAGACTTGGTATGTCTACCTTATCTCGAATCTCATAGGTCTTTTGGCCATTAAACTGATAGACGAGATTAGCATTAATCTTATCTCTCTTGCCTTCAAGAGATGCCTTTATCTCATTTGCCATGTCTGTAGCAGTTCCTACGGGAACGTTCTGGCATACGTGATTTAGATATCTTGATGGATTTAGAAGCTCAAAGTCTTCTGGTAAACCCATGATACTCATAGCTTCACGATAGGTTAGGTATCTATCTTCAGTGGGATGAGTTAGCAAATTGGGATAGTGACCAACGAATGCTCCAATATGTCCCTTAGGAACAGTTGTTAGTCTTCGCATAATATTACCCTCACCTTGCAACTTAGTGAAGATTCTATCACATCGTTCTGCGGCTCGGTCAAGACCTTGTGACCTCATCCATTGACCAACCTCATCGTACTTCTTTCCTTTACGCTCAAGCCAATCCATTGCATTATCGGTTTTCTCGATAATATTATAGAAGTCTTTATGAGTGATACCACCTTCAAGTTCTTCTAAAACATAACGATACATAGGATCCCACTTGCTTGGAATCTTCTCGTTAGTAACTATTTGCTGTGAAGCATTCTTAGATACTCCATTGAACACACTCTCGATTGTATTGAGAGGTTTATCAAAGTAATTAAACAAAGGAACAGTCTTACCTTTCCAGAAGAAATAGAAAGACCTTTCACGGATCTGAGGAACGCCGTGCAACAGTGACTTAGTCCTATAGATAGACATAGTGTAACCATTACGTGTAGCAATATCGTGTAGTTTATCTACGATAGGCTTACCAAGCTTACCTGCAAATCCTGGCGCATTCTCTCCCCACATTACCATCGGCTTAATTTGTTCTAGCACGTATGTTGTGGTAGTATACATCCATTCATTCGCTGCTGCATCTGAACTGGCGTATCCACTAAGCGACGACAAACCTGCGCAAGGACAAGTCGTACCAACTACGTCAACGTAATGAGGATGCTTTCCACCTTCATCTAGCAAGATGTATGGAACATCTTTGTAATGATTTACGAGATGTGAATCATTAGAATTGAATGGACTATACGAAAGAAGATAGTCTGGTTTACTTCCAAATGCGGCGGCTTGGCCGAGCGCTTGTCCACCAATAAGTGGTACGATAAAGGCATGCTTCATAGGTTATCTTTTATCTTTTGCATCATCTCTGCAAATGTATGCTGAGAATCTTGGTGTTGTTTATAAAATTCAAATGCCATATTACGATACTCATCTCGCATAACCTGATCTTTAGACAACTTAGCAATTAAATCATAAGCTGGTTGCATATCATTATCATCGAGCCAAACGGTACCATTGTCCTTGCAATTGATTAGCTTATCGCCAAACTTACGATGAGTACAACGTTCGCCATAACTCTTACGGAAGACTGGAACTACGCCAGTGCATGCAACTTCGCAGTGAGTATATTCAATCGAACGCTCAATGAATCGTTCATCAAGGATTGATAATTGGTATCCAAATCCACATGCCGACATACGATAAAGCATCTGCTCGTTTATATATGGACCAAACACATAAGCTGGTTGATCCTTCTGCATGTTAATCGTATTGATGTCATCGGCAATGTGACCATGAAACTCCGATAATTCTCTGAAGGCAAGATACGCTGGTGATTTTTCAATACCTTCGAACGTAGTAATACAACCATTAGGACGTAGGAATTCATTATGAAACTTAAACATTTGGACATAGCCTTTCCAACTTGTGGTACGGCCAATCCATTTATGTTCGTTTGGTCTAGTCTGATCAATGTCAAGCCAGTACTTAGCTCTCACTGCATCGAAGTCCATTCCTGGTTGAAAGTTAAGAATAGTCTTAGACTTATCTTCTTCAAGGAATCCAGCTAAACCTCCGCCATCAGTTACTGTGGAAACATACCTAGCGAAATCGTTATTAGTACTATGGCCAAAAAGAATGCTAGCTTTTCTAACAGACTCATTGATTGCGGCATTGCGCTTGATTGAAAGAGATGAGTGGTCATGTTGAATGAGAACAACTGGTTTGACAATTTCGTCTAGTGCTCTCTTAAACTGATTAATACATTCTTCACTATGACCTACCGATGGTAGACTATTGATGATGACTACATCAGCCTTGTTACAACCCTCGATCATCTTATTAGTTTCTTCAGGCTTTGCAAACTTCAATTGTACTACGTTCGAAACATCATGGGCATTCTTGCGAGTCCACGATTTATCTTTAGACGAGAAGACAACAAAGTCGTATCCATTCTTTGCCATCCATTTAGTTTGCTCAACAGTAAATTTAGTGACACCGCATCCTTCAATACCGCGTCCCATAATGATTGCGACTTTCATTCTTCTTCGCTCCATTCTCCAGTTTTATTTCGCTCTGCAGCAGCATCTTCTCCGTAAATTTCATCGGCATGAGCATCGCATACGGTTCGGTGCCAGCCTTGATAATAAGTACGACCAGGAGAACCACATTGTTCACAGGTACGATAGCTCATATGCTCTGCAAACGAAATATAATTATAGTGCTCGTCTGTGCCACCTTCAACATAGAATCTAAGTCCGCCAAACTTTTCTTTTACTTGAGATGCAACAGGCACTAATTCTTTTTGTCTTTCCATTTCTAGACGACGTTCTTCAACTTCTTCAGCTGTAATTGGCTTACCATCTTTCCAAGGCCAACTACCACTCGTGTCATAGTATTCTTTTATGTGTTCGTATCTATCTTTAGCGTATTGATATTTTGAAGTTAGTTTAGAACACAATATGTCAATGATATTATACCATCCATTGCCGCAATCGAAACCCCAGCACATTGCAGTGTGAGTCATTGGCGCATGACGATTCTTAAATATCAAAGGATATTTAGCGCATAGTGCTTCATCTAGTTCTTGTTTCATTTCAATATTCCTTACAATTAAGACTGAATCCATTCATATTTTACACCGGTTTCATCAAACATACTACATGTATTAGTCCATGACTCTGTCCAGATATCTGGTACGGCATCATCTGTGATCACTGTTACATTCTCAATTCCCACTTGAATGATACCCTTTGCGCATTCTGAGCAGATAGGTAAACCATATACGTATAGCGAAGCGCCATCTAGTGATACGCCATTGAATGTTGCGTTATAGATTACATTCATTTCTGCATGAACAACAAGACGATACTTTGTAGGTCTATCAGCATATCTATCTATTGAATCTAGTATTCCTCGCGGAAACCCATTATAACCTTGTGCTAAAATCTGGCCTTTAGAACCTACTGCAACTGCACCAATCTTTCTACTTGGATCTTTACTCCAAGTAGAAACTTCTTTAGCCAGAGATAAATAACGACTTTGCCAATTCTTCGCGTTTGTCATATTCTTCCTTAGTGATACTCAATTCGCGTGTTTTAACATAATGATCAACAAGATAGAACTGACGCTCATAAATGTGAAGTGAACCGGCGTTCCATATGATCTCGCCTCGATTATAAAATTTTCCACGATAAGATAGTTCTTGTACTACCTGTTCTAGTACATAAAGTTGCCATGCGTAGTCATTACGATAACCGGCCCATGCATCATTGCTTCTCATGTTAACAACTGCATATACTCTTCCGTCACGAATCAAGTATTGAACTGTATTAGTACACATGAAGTCTGATCGACCAGCCTTGTTATGATCACCCCACATCGTAGGACGTGTGTAAATCATAGTTGCACGACGAGAATCTGGACGATCTTCAAGTTCAGTTACAACATGAAGAAACTGATTATTGTTTTCGCCTGAATAGATACACCATCCATAATTAGAATTGATATAACCATCTTTATCAGCCACTTGTTTCCAGATAGCAGGAGGTCCACCGGGAATATCATTTACGTTCAGTGACATAGACTTATACCAGTCGAGTTCTCGTTGAACGTAATCTTCATTCACTGTACCAAAGATAAGAGGTGAATTAGCCCAAAAGCTAACACCCATGATCTCGATAGTTTTGACACCAGACTTATCAGTTACAAACTTACCTTCACGATATAACCGCGCAAATTCTGTACGAATATCATGTACAGTCAGTCTAGAAACACCCATCATTCTTCGAATCTCCCTGTTGGAATATATTTTCCAACTGCATCTTCCTGTGCTACTACACCTTCAAATTGGGCAATTGTATTTCGTTTTTGGGGTACCGCATCAATACGGAATTTAGTAGGATACAAATCTGTAGTTGGATGTGTTGCTTTACTAGTACGACGATTAAAGATGTCCTTACCCATTTCTTGACCATCAATATCGCCACGCATATATGCAACAAGGAATGAAGCATAGTTAATCATATCAATCGCCGAGTCTTCGACTGATTCAAAATTAACTTTACCACCTTGCTCCATAGTTTCAAGTACTGAATACATGCGAAGCATCTTACCATTGATCGTATCTAGAATAGTATAAACGCCACGCGGATAGTGATCAGCTTGGCGTACACGACTCAATGGATTCTGATAGTCTTGGCCTTTGCGTTCTTGAAGTTGAGCAGCTTCCATCAGGATGTTTGCTGATTCGCGACTAAATTGTTTTCCTTCTTTCATATTATTCCTCTTCTTTAACAAAATTTAAATCATCGTAATATTCTTTAGTACGAGTTTCCATGCTTCTGATTATAACACAATCTCCACGTTTAGAAGCAGTAAAATGATCATAATAATTATTAGTAGCCTTTTTATCATTGCGATAAAGACTAGGCGTCCAGTAGTTATCAAACGTTTTTGGATTAATTACTAGACTAAAATTGATTCCATAGTGATCTGGAAATTCATCAACATAACCAGTTACTAAAGCGTTAAGCTTTAAAGCATGCTTTCTGAACGTACCAACTTGGGTTTGCTTCATTGAAAACCACTTACCAATCATGCGTTTGAATTCTAGTTTGTAAACATCTGGATGACGATAATGGACTACATCATACATAAAACTTTCTTCATTGCGGTGATTCCATAAGTTAGGATTTCGTTCCGATAATTCTCCAACACTTAATAGAACCGATTCTAACGCAAATTCGCCTGCAATTCTAGAACAATTACGATAAACTTCTTCATAACTACGACCTTGTCGATTACGAATAGGACATGAATAGATGTCATCAGCCATTGGCTTTACATAAGCATCTACGGCTTGTTTAGAAACTTTAATGTATTCATTATCGCGAAGTACGCGAGCAAGTTCACTGATGTAACTCATAGCATGAACTTTTTCAAAACTTGATTAGCCTGAGTCGTATCTTCAACATTATCCTTCAGCTCAAGCAATCCTACGACGAGTTCTGACTTATGCATAGCAAGTAGTTCCAAAGCATAGTCAATATCATCAGTGTCTGCCTGATCCATCCAGTCGTCAAAGACTTCAGTAGTAATATTCAGAAGGAAGT